AATTATAATCACATTAAAACCATTCAAGGTAAAACTTTGTGATGGACTAAAAAAGAAAATAATAAAAACAATTTATGAAAAAGAATAAACATAAAAAAATAATAAATATTATTAGAGCGATAAGATTAAGTTTTCTTGAAGCTGGAATTGTATATACTTGCGGAGCTTGTTATGGATTTTACACAATTTTAAAATCAATTTTTCCTGAAGCTAAAGCATACACAACTAACGGAAAAAAACATATAGTTACAAGAATAGAAGATAATTTTTATGATATTCAAGGAGAATTTGTAAATGAAAATATAGAACTAATTAGTGGTCTTTCTCCACTTAATAAAAGAGAACACGATTACTGGGAAGCTATTATTTCTACGCAAAGAATTGAAACAATACTTAAAAAATAATTATGGCAAGAGAGTGCAAAACTCTAAAATCTAAAGGAATATCTGGTTTTTCTCACAGAGAACACAGGTCAAAGAAAAGTAGGACAAAGAAAAATGTCAAGCAAATTTTTGACCCTCAAAAACTAGCCCCAAAACTTAAAAGAATAGAAAAGTTATTAGAAGCTGATTTTCTAAAAGTAATAGACGGTAGAAAGTTTATAAAACGCAAGGTAATAAGAAAACGTAAAGTAGATTTTATAGTCTATCCAAAATATCGCTGTGAAAATTGTGGTAAAGTGTTTACTCTTGACCACGACCCAAAGAAAGACAAACTAGGCTTATTACTTCCTAATGTTATTTGCCCCCATTGTCAAGATTACGCTCATTTCTCAAACTATTATCCAGTATCGTTTATTTGGGAATATTATATTAAGGCTGAATACACATTTTTAAGAGATTTGATAAAAGCCGGTAAGATTAAATTGTCTGATGTATGCAATTTATAATCTGCCCTAAATGTGGAACAAAATTTAATCCCCAGACCGTGCCTTGCTGTCCGATTTGTAAAATACAACAATGGAACTCTGATTATAACGCTAGATATGGAAATAAAGACCGACCAAAATATCAACCACTAATAGGAACTGAAAAAACTAAGATAAAAACAGTTATAAATTTAAAGACTAATTATAAGTTTGGAATTAAGTATATTTCACACAGAATACATAGAAGCCAAGAGTCTATAAAAGAGCTTGTGGATAAGTTATTAAATGATATAGGTTTTTAGCTAACCTTAGCAAAAATCAATATAGTTTTGGCGTGGATAAATTATGTGTTAAAGTGTATATATAACAAACCATAAACAGAAATCGCTTATGGGAACTACAATATCATTTTGTTATTTTTTAGCCGTATAAAACGGCTTATTTGCGTTAATAATTATAATTTATGCCTAAAGAAAAAAAACAAATATTCGGTAAAGATGTAATAGATATAGTTATGGTTCTTCCAAAGAAAGAAGGAACTATAACAGGCGGAGGACTAATAACAATGAGAGTTCCTATAAGTGCAGTTACTAATATTGAATTTATGAGTTCCACGTTCCGTCAAATGTGGGTAACTTTATGTAGAGAAGACAAAATATTATCCAAAGAATTTGAAAGCTATTTTAAAAACCAAGAGATTGAAAAGAAACGCCTAGAAAAACTAATGCAAAAAATGGCTATAAAAGGAAATACAAAACAATCAAAAAAAATAGAAGCTAAAATGAAACAATATGAAAAAAGTAATAATGACAAAACCCCAAGCAATAAAGGAGCATAAGGAATTGGTAAAGGTTTTAAAAAACCCAAATAAAACTAAGTTAAAAAAAGAAGCAAAAAAACAAACAAAAGAACTTAAGAAATATAGTAGATTATAAACATATGGCAAGAAAGATAGAAGCAATAACTGAAGTGGGCTTAAACTTAAAACAAGAACAGTTTTGCCAACTATTTGTAAAGCCTGAAAATGATTTCTTTGGTAATGGAGTAGCAAGTTATTTAGAGGTTTATGATATAGATAAGAGTAAACCTAACTGGTATAAAACAGCTTGTGCTGCGGCTTCTCAATTATTAAGTAATATTAAGGTTTGTAAAAGGATAAACGAATTGTTAGAAACTAGCGGATTTAATGACCAAAACGTAGATAAACAACACCTATTTCTTTTAAACCAATTTGCTGATTACAAAACTAAGTTAGGAGCAATAAGAGAATACAACGCTTTAAAGAAAAGAGTTGAAAATAAGATTGAAATAAATTTACCAACACCAATTTATGGAGGACAATCTAAGAAAATTTAGTTTTCGAGATGTATCCTCTACAAAGAAGATATTTTCCTTAAATAAAAGAATAAGAGCAGTAGCAGGTGGAACATCTGCCTCAAAGACTATTTCAATTCTAGTGTGGCTAATAGATTATTGTCAAAGCAACTTAGACGGAAATAAACTTTGTTCAGTAGTGTCTGAGTCCTATCCGCATTTAAGTAAAGGTGCGATGTTGGACTTTGAAAACATAATGAAAGATAGAGGTTATTGGAAAGACGAGCGATGGCACAAAACAGACCACGCTTACACTTTTGAAACTGGAAATAAATTGGAATTTTTTTCAGTAGATACTTATGGCAAAGCTCACGGTCCGAGAAGAGATATACTTTTTATCAATGAGGCAAATAATTTACAATACAATATCGTAGACCAGTTAATTACTAGAACCAGAGATACTGTATGGCTTGATTGGAACCCTAGCGAAGAATTTTGGTTTTACACAGAAATGCTACCAAATAGAGAAGATGTTGATTTTATTACATTAACTTATAAAGACAATGAAGCTTTAGATGAAAACACCATAAAAGAAATTGAAAGTCATCGGAATAATAAAAGTTGGTGGACTGTTTATGGCGAAGGAAAGCTAGGACAAAAAGAAGAAAATATTTATAAAGACTGGCTAATAATTGAAGAAATACCACACGAAGCAAGATTAGTTAGAAGAGGATTAGATTTTGGATATAGCAACGATCCAACTGCTACAATAGCAATTTATAAATATAATGGTGGATGGATATTAGACGAAGAGATTTATCAAAAAGGTTTAAGTAATAGAGAGATTTACGAAATTATTAAAAACTTAGAAGATAGCAAAACGCTTTTAATTGCTGATAGTGCCGAACCAAAAAGCATTGACGAACTTAGAGCTTATGGTTTAAATATTTTACCTGCTAATAAGGGAAAAGATAGTGTAAATTCTGGTATTCAAAGAGTTCAAGACCAAAGGATTAGTATAACGAAAAGAAGCACAAACACAATCAAAGAATATCGTAATTATCGATGGGAGAAAGACAAGACAGATAAAGTTTTAAACATTCCTAGAGATGCTTTTAATCACGCTATGGACGCCATAAGATATGCTATTGAAACTTTGATTGATAGAGAAGAAATTCCTGATTACATCCAACCTCCTTATCAGCCTACTGAATTTGAAGGACAACAACAAGGAACTTTATCAATTCTATCCAATGGCAGAATACAAACTCCAGAATATCAACAACAACCTATTCAAGATTATTAAAATATGGCTAAAGTAAAAAAGGAAAACAAACTAGCTCAAGAGCTTACAGGAATAGCAATGCGACAACTTACTACTTGTTATACTTTTAAGTTACCTAGAGTTAATCAAATAAGAAAGTTCCGAGCTTTATATAATGGACAAGCCGAAAAACAACTAAGAATACGCTATAATGTAACTATCCCTATTTTCGCTGGGATGATTGATACTTTACAAGCCGATTTAGACGACTCAATGGTTTTGAAATTTGAAGAACAAGACCCTGCCGATTGGAAAGCTGCTAAGAAAGCAAATGCTTATATTCAAAAAGAAATGGTATCAATGCGGAATGGTGCTATGTGGAGTCAGAAAATGCGTCAAGCAAGACAAGAAATGATATTCTCTGGTCGTGGCTTTTTGAAATATGTGCCTTCAAGTGAAAACGGATACTCTGCCACTCTTACCGCTCCTACTTTTGATGATATGTTCTTTGAGCCAAAAGGCGGAGGACAACTTGAAAATCATCTCTTTGTTGGTCAGAGTGATATTTGGAAATCTAAAAAAGATTTATTAGACGGAGTAGAAGAAGGAATTTATGATAAAGAACAAGTAGATAAACTTTTATCTTTTAATGACGGCAACACTTACAAGATTAGTTCTTATTGGAACAACTATGATTTTGCTAACCGTTTCTTATCATTAAACTTGACCGCAGAAAGCAACAACTATGTCGGAGAGCCAATGTTTAATATGGTTGAATGGTGTTTGACTTATAAAGGAACTCGTTGGTATTTACTCTTTGAAGCTTATAGTGGAACTTGGGTTAGATGCGAAAAGCTAACTGACGTATTCTCCTCTGGTCTTTATCCTTGGATGTCTTTTGCTTCTCACGAAGACGCTAAAAACTTTGCTTCTAAAGGTTTTGCTGATGACCTATATCCACACGCAAGAGTAATGACTGACTTCTTCAACGAGGATATGGAGAACAGAAAGCGTAGAAATAGCAACGCAAGAGCTTACGACAAAGATATGTTCCCTAATGTTGCTCAACTTGATGAAGCACAAATGGGCAGAGATAGGTTGGTTAGTGTTGATACAAAAGGCGGAACTCGTCGTATTGAACAAGGTATTTATACTTTCCAAACACCTGAAATTACAGGAACAATAGATGTTCTTTCTTATTTGGAGCAAATGGTTGGTAGAAACTTTGGGGTTACTGCTTTACAACAAGGACAAAGCCAAAAAGACGCTAAGGTTGGAGTTACTTTGCTTGAAAATCAACAAGTATCACAACGCCTATCTTATCAAGCTCAACCTTTTGTAGAAGTAGGACAACAACTTGGAATGAGAGTATTTTGCGGTTTAAAAGATTATCTAAGAGAACCTTTGTCTATTAAAATGCTTGGTGAAGAAGGATATGAATGGGACACTTTAAGCAGAATAGATTTAAATATCAAAAGAGATTTTGAAATAACTGTAACATCTCAAGCTAAAGAGAACCGAAACAACGAAGTATCTCACCAAAAGAAAATAAATGCTCTAGTTACTGTCCGTAATACTCCACCAGCAAACCCAAATATAAACGCAAAGCTAGTTGATGAGTATATTTTAAGAGATGCAGGGCTTGACGAAATAGAAATCGGTTTAATTTTAGACCCAAAGAGCAACGCAACCAAAGAAACTATCGCCCAAACCTCAGAAGCAATACAAGATATAATGCAAGGAAGAAAGCCTAAGAAGAATTATCAAGCTACTGCCTACTTTATGCAGACTATCCTTGATTTCGTAAAAGAACACCAAGATGATAAGAAAATACAAAAGAGAATGAATGAGTTTATGGCTTATTTAGACGAACACGCAATAATTGCCCAAGAGAATGAAAAAAGACGAGCCACAAAAGAGGCTATGGCTATAAAAACAGGCATAATGCCACAGGGAGAGGAACAAATACCACAAATGGCTCAAAAAGCTCCCCCTGCCCCTATTAGCCCCCAAGGAATGCCTAATAATCCAGCCGATACAACTAATTCAATGATGCCTGCAACAGTTTAATATGAACGCTATCCCTTTTGAAAAATTAAACAAGAAAAGCTATAACGCTAAAGACCAAGAGGTTATAGATAGTTGGCAAAATAGAGCAATAGTTTTAGCCGAAGACATTGACTTTATAAATCACGCCACTACTAAACGACTTGTAGAAGTTGTCAAAGAACAAGTAGAAATCATAGAGAATATCTTGAAGAATGACGAAAACATAAGCGAAATGGAAAGAAAAGCTCTATTCAAAGAAAAGAAAACACATTTATTTTATTTAAACCTGTTTACTAGGGACGGCAGTCAAGAATTAGAACAGATTGCCAAACAAGTAAACGAAGAAATTAACTAATATGCCGAAATTCTTAGAAAAAATACTCAAAAAAGAGTATGGTAAAAATACTAAAGCTATTTATGGGACTATGAACAAAATCGGGGCTATGAAAGGAAACAAAATAACTCCTAAAGGTAAATCAATGGAAAAAAAACACGAAGCAAAAGAAACAAAGGTCAAAGAAAAACAAGAAAAACGCTATTCAAGAATTAAAAAATAATATGCCAAAAGGAATAAAAAAAATCAAAGAAGTTCCAGAAGAGATTTTGGAAGCTCCAGTAGAAGAAGTTATTGAAAAGGTTGAGGAAACCAAATCAATTACTTTAGAAGCTAGAGGAAATGTAAACGGAATTTCTGACGGATACCGCAGAACATTCACGAACAAAAAAGATGCTATGGCTTGGAAAGAAAAATACAACGCCATAGAAGTATAATACCTGACGACTTGGTAAGTCGTGGCGAAAGCCATTTAATTTAAGAGGAACTCGCACCTCTATAAACAAGTTATATGACACAAATCATATCGGATGAGTCTTCCGAGTCTGCAAAGATGAACGACTTAACAGGTATGGATATTCCTGCTGAAGAATTATCCAACGAGCCAGAACCTACTAAAGAAACTCCAAAAGAGGAGAGTAAGCCTGCTAAAGCTGAGGAAGCTAAGCCGACCGAAGAACCAAAAGAGGAGCCAGAAGAAGTAGAAGATGGTGAGGACGAAGAAGTTGAAAAACCAAATCGTCCGGCAAGAAATGAAAGACCTATTAAATCGGCTTTCAAGCAAATAAAGGATGTCCGAGGGGCAGTAGAGGGTTTAACTCAAGCAGTATCTAAAATATTAGAGAAACTTGATAACCCCACTCCAAAACAACAAGAAGAAAAGATTGATGAAATCTCTCAACTTGCTGAAAAAAGAGGACTAGACCCTGAAGGACTAGCAGAAATAGTTGCTTTAACTAAAAAGGAAATGTTAGCAGAACTAGAACAAAGCGGTAAACTAAATAAAACTTTACCAGCTGATATTCAAGAAAAGCTAAAAGTTCTTGATAAAGTTCAAGCAGATATGAAGGCAAATGAAGAGCAAGCACATTTTGAAAAAGAATGGAACACTATTCAAACCGACCTTCAAAAACAATTCCCTAATGCTAAACAAGGAGAACTAACTGAGGCAAAAAAAGTTATGGATGAACTTGCTCATAGCAAAGAATTTCATAAATACGACCTTGATTACATACTCTTCAAAAATAAGGACAAGTTTGAAACAATATTGAAAGTTGCTAAGAATTCTAAATCTGCTGAAACTTCAAGTAAACAGATTGTGGATTACGATGAAACCGAAGATATCAATCTTGACCCAGAAGATATGACTCCTGATAAAATGAAAGCTTATCAAAAGAAAAAATACGGTGCTTAATTTCTTGTTCTTTACTTACTTAATCGTTCGTTGAAAACTTATAATTAGTTTGACTTGTAAAGTCAGACTAGTTATAGGTGGGAAATACGAACTTAATTATATTTCTTTTACTGCAAATACAACTCCATTCAAACAAGAATGGATAAAAGCTTATCAGGAAACTCACTATAAACAACCTGTGTTCCCTGTATTCGCTGACCAAAAATTTGCTGATGTATTGACCCAAGGTGCTACAATCGCTTGGACTTACGACGCAGATTCAGATGTGCAATCTTTAGGAACTGATGGTTCTTATAATGTTGCAAACCGAACAATTGTAGACGAAATTTTGACTGTAGACCAACGCCCTTACTCATCTTTCCGCATTCCAGCTTCTCAAAAAATCCAAGACCATCGCCCTACCCAACAAAAATGGGCTACAAAAGCGATGAATCGTATTTTCTGGTGGTTAGATGCAAAGATGCTTGGTGCTTTAAAAACTGGTGCTGCTTCCACTTTGGATGCTAGTGACAGTCAATTCGGTGGTTCTGCTGCTGGTACTCCTATCACAGTAACTCCATCAAATGCATCTCAGATTTTCACCGCTTGTCGCAGAAAACTACGCAACCAAAATGTTGTGTATGATGAAAATAAAAAATACACTGGTTATGTAAAACTTGATACCCAAGCTAAATATCCAGCTTGTGCTATCCCTGCTGAATTAGAAGAACAATTACTCTTAGCTGTTGGTTTTAAACCAGGAGATTTGGGTGACCAAGTTCTAAGAAGTGGTTATTTGAATATGTTGTTTGGTTTTAACACTTTCGTTTCAACCTCACTTCCTTTCACTGCTACTTTCAGCCAAACAGGCACTCCAACTGATGGAGATACAGTAGTTATTGGTGGTAATACTTTTAAATTCGTTACTGGTTCACCAACAGACCCTGGTGATGTAAAAGCTGAAACTGATGCTGCAACATCTATGGGTTATTTGAGAGCTGCTATCAACGCTCCTTATACTGCTTCTGCTACTTTTGTACCTTTCGTTCGTGCAACTGTTGCTGCAAGTTCATTGGCAAAAGCGTTTATCTTGGATTTAACAACCTCTAGCACTGTTACTGGAACTGCTCCAGCTGTATTGTCCATCACCACTCTTGGTCACGGAACAATCGCAGTTTCTGCTACTGGTTCTGGTATGGTTATTTCAAATCAAGCTGTTCACGCTTTATTCGGAACTTCCCAATCTATCGCTTTAGTATTACAACGCTACCCTGAACTAGCAGTATCTGCTGGTGAAATCATCGGTAATGGTTCTACTGGCGGTATCTTGGCTCAAGATTTCGCTACTTGGACACTTGCTGGCTGGAAAGTGTTTAAAACACATTCTTTCCAATTAGTTGATGTTTCTATTGCTACTACTAACTTTACTGCTCCACAAGCTGTATTGTACTAGAATTTAATTTATTTAATTTCAAATGAATATGAATAAATTAAAACTTGGGATTATAATTGCTATTGCAGTTGTAATTGGTGGTGTGATTGGATACTCTTTAGTTCCTAAATTGATGGGGGCTGTATCCTACGATAAACAGTATTTTCAAGAAGTAAGTGCAACTAAATTAGATGTATCTGGTTCTTCTACAATGAAGGACTTGACAGTTTCTGGAACTTTTACTCCAGCAACTTTATCTGGTTTTGCGACTTCTTCAATGAGTTCATTGACAGTTACGAACGCAACTTCTACTAATTTGTTTGCTACTCTCTTGAGAGCAACAACAATTACAGGTGGAAGTCAAACTTTAACTGGTACATTAGGAGTAACTGGAACAAGTACACTTGGTATTACAAATACCGGTGCTTTTACAGGAACAACTGGTTTATTCTCCAGCACATTTGGTGTTACGGGAATTTCCACAATGGCTACTACTAGCGTTACTTCTTTCTGTGTTAAAAATGCAGAAGGAATTTGGACTAAAATCACTTTTAGTGGTGTTACTCCTTCTTACGCAACTAGTACATCTTGTCTTTAGTCTATTACCTTGCTCTCTTTACGGAGGGCAAGATTAGTGGATTAATTTAATAAAATTTAATTTATGCCCATCGCAATAATTGAGGGAGCAAAATATAAAAATCTTTCTGCTTCCGCACTCGTAAAAACAGGTGCAGGAAAAGCAATAGCAATCGTGGTAAATTCTCATACAGGGGGAACTATCAAATTGTGGGATGCTTTAACCGCAGTCGCTCCAATCTTAGTAAATACTTATACTTTCGCCACAGGAAGTCAAGTAATTCCTTTATACGGAGCTGAATTCAAAATCGGTTTATATGCAACTCTTAGTGCAACAGCCGATGTAACTATCCTTTATATCTAATTTTGTGATAATCCAACCTCAAAGACAATTTCTAATAGACATCAAACTAAATAATCCTAGCGACACTGCTACGAAGTATGTTGGTGTTGTAATTAAGAACTCTGTTTCTGGGGTTGTTTTGGATACTTTTAGTTTAACAGATAATGGTTCAAACTATTTTAGCAAACTATGGATGGCTCCTGCTGACCCAACAGGCACAGGAACGCAAATCACAATAACTAAAACAGTTTACGATGACGCAGGAATGACGCAAGAGTCATTAGTTTACGGGACAACTGTTGAAACTTATATCGTAAGAGAACTTGCTGGAAATAGACCGCTTTTAGGTAGTGGAGTTTCTAGTGGAAAAGCCAAAGAAATTGATTATAAAACTATTGAAGAAATAGTTAGGAGAGTAATAGCTGAAATAAAAATGCCAGAGTTCAAAGAAACCGACTTATCTGAATTTAGAGAACATTTTGAAAAGAACAAAGATTTAAAAGAACATTTTGAAGGGTTCAAAGAAGAACTAGGCAAAATAACTGCTCAAGAACCAAAACTAAGCAAAGAATATTTAACAAAAATCAATCTTATTATTGAAAAATACGATGAAATTGAAGACTCCAATGAAAAGCTAAGCGAAAAGATAGAAGAAAAGTTTGAGGAATATAATGAAAAAATAGAAGAAATAAAAGAGTGTTTTGAAAATCATATTACAGGAATGACTAAAACTATTGAAGAAATTTCTGAAAAACCTGTTTATGTTGAACTTCCTCCTCAAACAAAAGCTGTTCGTGAAAAGAAAGAAGAACCAAAAGAAAAATCTGAAGAAGATAAAAAGAAAGAAGAAGAAGAAAATGAATTGAAAGAAAAATTAAACAAAAGAAAACAAATATTCTCTAATCTATTAAGATAATATGACAAACTTTCCAATTGGATTAGACAATTTAGTAGACCCAATTACAGGTCAAACTATGGATGGTCATCGTATATGGCACGGTGATTTAAATGGAGCAGTAGAAGCTTTAGAAAATAAACTGGGTATAAACAACTCACTAGACACTTCTTCTATTGATTATAAAATAAATCACTTGGACAAAAATTCTGTCGGCTTAGGAAATGTTGATAATACTTCTGACGCTACTAAAAACTCTGCGGTTGCTACATTAACTAATAAAACTATTGCTCAAAGAGTAATAACTACAACAGATGACGCTTCTGCTGTAATTGATGTAACTTTAACTGATGTTTATGAACTATCTGCTATTGCTAATGATACTGCTTTTACTTTAACAGGGACTCCAAAAGACGGACAGAACTTAATTATTCGTTTCAAAGATGCTGGAGTTGCTAAGAATTTAACTTTTACTGGATTTACTGTAGTTGGAGTTGTACTACCAACCGTAACTGTAGCAGGTAAATGGATGTATGTAGGTTGTAAATATAATTTAGTAGCTAATACTTGGCACGTATTAGCTGTAGGAGTAGAAGTTTAGTATGGCAAAATTGACCGACAATTTATTGGCTTATTATAAATTAGAAGGTTCTTCTGTTGATGCTTTAGGAGCTTATAATGGCACAGATACAAATGTTACCTATGACCCTACTTATGGAAAAATAGGACAAGGTGGTAAATTTATAAAAGCAGTTTCTCTTTCGCATATAGACACAGCCTTAAAAGTTCCTTCAGGCACTAATCCAAAATCTTTTTCAATTTGGTTTAAACCTACTGCAGGACTTTTAAGAGGTTGGCTTATAGATAATAGAGGAGCGACATCTTCTGCTGGTAGACACTTTGGAGCTTTCTTAAATACAAACGGAGTAGGAGATTTATATTTCTTTGGATATTCAACAGCTGATATGAGTATTGGAACTGTTACTGCTACTTGGAATCACCTAGTAGTAACTTATAATGGAACAACAGTAAAAGCATATTTAAACGGTGGTAGTGTTGTCCAAGCTAATAAGACTTTAAATTCTACTCTAAATGCTACGCTTGAAATAGGAAGATGGGATAGTGATAGTTCTTGGGACGGCTATATTGATGAAGTAGGTTTTTGGAGTAGAGAATTAACTGCTACAGAAGCTAAAGAGCTTTATAATAATGGAATGGGGCTTTCTTACCCTTTCAATACAACTAATTTTTTTCAATTTATTTAATAAAATATGTCAAGAACAATAGTAGATGTTGATGGAGCTTTGCTTGGAAATGTTTCTCAAAGTACAGTAGGAATGACTAAAAGTCAATTATATCAATTTGTTACAAGTTTAACAGGTGGAGTTGAGATAGAAACTACCGCTTTTGATTTATTTTTAGAAATAGCCCAAATGAGAATTGAAGGACTAAGACCTTGGGTTATTTTAAGAACATCAGATACATCTCAAACTGTTTCTCCTGCTGAACCTTTATCTGTTTCTTATAATTTTCCAACTGATTTTGCAGAATTTTATGATGAAGAAGAGTCTTGCCAATTAGTAGATAGTAATGGTAATCCAATTACTTTAAAAGAAATACCATACGCTCAAAGATTTAGATATAAAAATGCTAATGGTAGATTTTGTGTTGATTATGCAAATAATAAAATTTATATTTTAGGGAATATTAACGGAACTTTTACTTTAAATATTAACTATATTGGAATATCTACTCTGGTTTCTATTGATGATAATAATATGTGGATTTTTCCACCTAGATTTCACAAAATACTCGGTTTAATGATAGCTATAATGTGGAGAAAAGGTATTGATTATGATGTTTTCAACCAACCTTTAGCCGATAATCAAGAAATGCAAGTTAGAGAAATTTATGACATTATGACTCGTTGGGATAGTAATTTACAATATTCAATGCAAAGAGGAAAAGATTTTTCAAGCACAAACTCAATAGGAGCTGGTTCACAAAGCGGTGGACAAGTTAATTATTAATTATGTTTATTCAAGACCATACAATTACAAAGTTCTACGGGATGAATACTGAATTGTCTGATATAAAGACGCTTCCTGACGGATACACGCCAGACTCTTTGAATTGGATTACTGGTACTGAAAAAGATATGATAATGTTACGCCGAGGAACTTCTTTATTGGGTCAGACTCGTAACGCAGGTGCAGGAAAGATAACAGGTTTAGGAGTAGGAACAAAATACGACGGCACTCAGGTTCCATTCTTCTCTTATGGAAGAAAAGTAAAATATTACGATAGAGCAACCGATGATACTTACGAAGTGGGTACAGATTTACTCCCAGAAAGTGCAGACGGAGATGAAGTATCTATTTTTCCTTACCAGAACCTAGCTGGAGCGTTTGTTTATTGTTCTTCTATTAATTCGTCCGTATACAAGATACCTGTAGCGAATCCAGCTAGTGCGGTAGACCAATCAATGACAGTTTACAAAGGTTTCCTAAAGTTCGGTCAATCTCGCTCAATTTTAATAAATAGAAAAGGAACAAATGGATTTTTAGATAAAAACAATCTTTATATGTCTTGGGTGGACGGAGTAAACCTTGCTGCCAAACCTTTTGCAACTATTACTGGTGAAGCTGTAGGTATTGCTGGTTCAACTCATTACACAGGAAATCTTTTAACAGTTTCTGGAAAGAAAACCTGCACACAAGTAAAAATATCCGCAACTATTTCAACAGGAACAGAAGTATTTTTAGATGACAAAAATGGCAACTTGCTTTCAAACTATGGCGGGACAGGAACAATTAACTATGCTACAGGTGCTTATGATATAACTTTTTCAGCAACTACTACAGGAGCTGTAACTACTGATTATTATACAGAGGATGCAACAGATAACGGAGTTTTAGATTTTACTTTTGCAGACACAAGAGTTGCTGGGACTGGACGCTTTTTCTCTCAATTCGACGGCGGAGGCTCGCTAAACTCTGTTTTTCCTTTGGCTAATGTCTTCTATTGCTTTCACTCTTTAAAAACTTGGCAAACAACAATCCCTACAGATGATGATGACCAAGGTTCTACACCTGCTTCCAATTTACCTTTTCGTGAGAAAATGGGTGTATCTTATCCTTACTCTGCTTTCGGTGGAGCTCAAGGAATTTACTATATAAACAATTCAAATCCAAACAGACCAGAAGTTTATCAATTAGAACTCTTTACTGGTGCTACTTCTGCAAACATCGCTGCTCCATCATTGATTTCAAAGGCTCTAAATCTTTCAAACTATGTCTTTGATAAGGCAGTTGTTTTTGAATGGGGTATTTATGTTATTTTATGTTTTCAACAGGTTAGAAACGGAGAGATAGACGATTTTAACTCAAGAATGTTTATTTATAATAAAAAATCAGGAACTTGGGATTTACTTGATTATCCTGCTTCTCGTTTAGCTGAGTTTGATGGTGCTTTAATCGCTGGCGACCCTTTAACAAATAATATTTTCACTTTATTCTCTGGTTTTGATGATGACGGACAAGATATTCCTAACTACTGGACTTCTGGATATACTAATCACGGAGTATCTGGTCAAAAGGTTCATAACCGTATGGTTATAGACGGACTTATTCAAGCTCCTCAACAAATAGAGGTATCTTTTGCTTTTGACGGGGGAGATTTTGTAAAAGCATTTACTATTGACGGAACAGGAAGTTATGTAGATACAGGTAAAAGTATTGCTATTGGTGCTACTGTTGAAGGTTCTAAGGTTGTCGGTGGTGGTGTGGTTGCTTATGCAAACCCTTTTTATGTTGAATTTGTAGTAAACTCTCCTAGATATGAATATGTAAGAATTAAATTACAGGCTATTGGCGGAGGTTATGCTCAAATCAACTATTTAAAATATAAAAATATTCGTTATAAAGGGGCAAGAAGTATGCCTACTAGAACTTTAAACTAAACTATGAAAAAACTACTCACATTATCATCAATCATTTTAGGTATATTTTTAGTAGCTGGCATAGCCAACGCTACTCTTTATAATTTTTATAGTGGTAATTTGCCCACAATAAAAGAAAGAAAAGAAAGTGCTAGTAGTTGTGGTATTTCAAATTATAATGGAAATACAGAACAAAATATAGAATTAGAAAAATGTTTATCAGGAGTAAAACTTGGTCAAACTGTTTCCGCTAATCCAATTACTCCTTTTGTTTATTCCACTCCAACTCCGATGATAACTCCGTCAATTTCTTCTTCTTCTTTCAAATTGCCTTCACTAGCAACAACATCCTTGACCGCGGTAGTAAAAACAGACTCAGACGGTAAATTATATCTTGGAAATAGTATTATTTCTGAAACTGACCCTATCTGGACATCTGTATCTACTTCTTACTTTAAACTAAACGCAAACAATACAAGTACAGGTAGCAATGTTTTTACAGCAACAAATACTTTTACTTCAATAGTAGCTAACACTTTATCTCTTGATTCTGGTATTGCTTTATCAGCAGGGTCTTTTACAGCTTCAACAACACTTGATTTTAAGGCAGGATTAAACACTGGTGCTAACGCTTTTAGATTACAATTTTATGAAAGTTTAAATAGTGGTATTAAAAACTCTGGTGGATATATACAATACGACTCTGTCAATAATTATCTTGAATTTGGTGGAATAAAAATTGGTACAGGCGAAGATGTACCAGGTTTTCGCATAGCAAGAGATACAGGAATAGCGACTTTTTTTGGTGTTAATTTACCAGCACTCGTAACTATTGGCGGTGGTTCAATAGAATATACCCAAGACACAGCTTTAACCTTAGCTGGTAAAACAAATTCAGTTAATGCTGCAAGACTTAATTTATGGGAATTAGTAAATGGTTCAGGAGGTTATATTAAATATGACGGCTCTGCTAATCAATTAAATTTTGGGACACAAACAGACACATCTACAGAGACCAATGCTTTTTCTATAAATAGAGGTTCTGCAATAGTAAACTTTAACTCTTCAATTACAACAGGTAAAGTAATTGGCGGTTCTGCAGTGGGTTCTTCATTATCATTACAAGGAACTTCTGGTAATGGAACACTTACTTCTGCTGGATTAAAATTTTTAGTTGGAAATAATGGTGCAACTGAAGCGATGACAATTTTAAATAATGGTAATATTGGTATTGGTACTACAACTCCAAAATCTAAACTTCAAGTTACAGGCACAGGAACAACTACTTTATGGATAGGCGAATTTGGGAAAGTAGGTCAATTTTGTTTAGGCACTGCTTCAACTACGGCTTCGGTATGTTGTTACGGAGATGTAACTACTGGTGGTTTAATTTGTAACACAACTTCAACTTACTAATTTAATTTAATATGCAATTTTCAAAACTAAACGACAATACAATTCGTATCACAGAAACTAAGCCAATAATTACTGACTATAATATAGAAGAGCTGTTGGCTAAAAAATCTGAATACGAAGCTACAATACAAGATATAGACAATAGGATAGTTCTTGCTACTCAAAATTGGAAAAACGAACAAGACGACTGTTTATCTAAAATAGCAGAAATTGATGCCATACTTTCACAATGTGAAAAATTAAATATCAAAGTAGAAAAAATAGAAGCAATTTCATTAAGCGAGGACAAGATAGTCCCAATAAAAGAAGAAATATAATATGCAGAAGCTTATAGACGCTACAAAACTTTATTTACCTATTGGTGTAATGATAACAGCCATAGCAATAGTGTTCGTAGCTGGAGGTGTTTATAACAGTATTTGTTTTAAAATAGAAACGCTAGAAGTTCAAGCTAAAGAAACTTCAACTATACTAAAAGATGTCCCGACAAGAGCCGAATGGAATGATTTAAAAATAAGCGTTGAAAAATACAGAGAAGAAAATCAGAAAAGTTTTGCGACGATTATGCAATATTTACAAAAAAAATAGTTTGTATCCATCTTTTTGCAAATAGATACTAACTTGAGAATTAGTTGTTCTTTACAAAATTATCTTTCCACTGTCAATCGTAAGATTGATTCCCTACGAGGGAACAAGATATAAGACCATCTCTGCTAACCTTTATGGTTGGCAGTGGGAAGATAATAACGCTCTTTACAATTTACTATCTGTTCGTGGGGTCAAGTTAAGTCAAATGTCTATGTCAAAAAAAGAAAATATTCCAGAGTTTAAGTCAAGTTGGGTAATGGTTTTAAATTCAGCAATCCAAAGTTCTTATGCGGGGTCTACTAGCTATAAAATGGGTAAAATTCTTACCTTAATAGACGCTATTATTATAGACAAAGAACAAAATAAAGCCACAAAAGATATAATTAAAAATATATTTTGGGAACACGATTTTTTTGAGTCAAATATTAAAGCTAATTTAATATATGAAATTGAAAAAAATACTGGTAAAGTAAAAATGGAAGATTGGGAACGAGAAGAGTGGGAGAGAAATAAAATAGGTCTTTTACCATCAGTTGGTTAAATTTTAATAAATTCTTAACCCCACAAAACAGGTAGTAAATTAACAATTCAAGGAGATAATAATGGAATTTATTAGAACAGAAAAACATTATTGCGGATGTATTGAATGCCAATTAACACATTTCATTTACAAAGCAAACGACGGGAGTCTAGTAAAAATGTGTCCAATTTGTTCAAAGATTACAATTATCGGAAAGTGGAGGTAGCTATGAAAAGTTATATGCTTGATTTTACAAAGTGTGAGAAATGTGGCGTTATTAAAATGCACGAGTTCTTTCACGATGAAACGACAGGAAAAGATTTTAAGGTATGTTTGAAATGTGATACTAAATCAGATGTTGCTGAAAAGAAAGAAGACCCTGTTCTAGAATCAATGCGGAGGTGGTGATATGAAAATGAAAATCATTAAACAGGTGGATAAAGTTCCACCAACAGCCAAATGTGCTGGAAAACTGGATTGCGTTTGTAACCAATGCAAAAAGAAAACCTTTCATTATCTCTATGAAGACACTCACGCTTATATCAAGTGCATTGCTTGCGAAGAAGTTTGGGAAGTATCATTTCACGAATTAAATGCGTGACCAGTATAGGGGAGCTGGATAATATCCCCTACATTTTACAATATGAAAAAATTTATTTATAAGTTACAACTTATGGAAAAATTAAGACAACAAGAAGTAGATTATAAGAATAGAAAATCAGACTTCAAATACTTCGCGATAATATTTGGAACTTGGGGTATTTGGCTATTAGCAATAATAGGATGTTTAATTTATTTATTTAAAAAATTCTTTGTATGAGTATAATCAATCACGGGCTAATCAAAGAAGATATAAGTCCAGAAGACCATATCTTAGGAGCTGAAACTCCAACTCAACCTATATTTAGTAAAATAATGCCTCCAAGTGGTGGAGTAATTGACTGGGTAAATGACGAGCCAGAATTTGAAGATCAAAGAGTAGGTGGAACTGATACAATGGCTTGTGTATCTTTCTCGGCTGATAACTGTATTGAATATATCTGTAATCATAAAATGAAAGAAGACGCTGAATTTAAAAAGTTTTTAAACGATAACGGACTTATTAAAAATGACAAAGCAAATTTCTCTGATAGACGAACAGCAAAAGGAAGTGGAACAACAAGAGAAGGTAATACAGTTAGAAGTGTTGGTGATTATTTACGTAACAACTATTTCTGTCCTGAAGATTTATGGCCTATGATACCTAGTGGTTGGGACGAATATTATAAGGTAATGCCAAGAGAAATAGAGCAATATGGAAGTAAAGTAAAACCTTATTTTGAATTGTTCTATAAATACTTACCAACAGACCCAAAGAACTCAATGTATCTTTCAAGTCGTGACCAAATCTGGGACGGGTTACAATACTCACCTGTTTGGGCAAGTGTAGACGGTAGATACCAATTTGATGAAGACGGTTATGTAAAAGGTGGTTGGAATGAAGAAGGCAAAGTAGGCACAGATGGTTTTCAAGATTGGACTCACAGAATAACAATTAGAGGTGGTGTTTATGGAAAGTATTGGATTATTCACGACCACTATACAAATCAAATTAGAAAGTTTAATTGGAATTATCCATTCGGAGGTTGTGTAATTTGGAACATTCAAAAAAAAAAGATTTATCCTTTGGTCAAAGTTTCTGGCTCACCTGCTATCTATGTTTACAAAGCTACTACAGACGAATACTACGGAATAGCGGGAGGTGAAATTCCAGGTGGTGACCTATTAAAAACAATGTCAGGAAATTATAAAAATAGTAACTACATAACAGTTGAAAGTATACCAACTGATAGAATAGTTGGCGAAATCGTGGCAAAAAAATTTAACTAACTTAATTTATAAAATATGAGTGAAGCAACAAAAAAAGCATTATTACACGGTTTAAAAGTGTTTTTATATGCTGGTGTATCAGCTATTATACCTGGTATCGTAGCTTATTTAGCTAATGACTCTAGATATTTGGTTTTCGTTCCTGTAATCAACGCAATCTGGGCTGGTATTGATAAACAAATCAAAGAAAATAATTTATTAGCTGGAAAATAATTATGAAGAAATTTTTATTATTCTTATTGGCTACATTTTTTATAGCATCTCCTGCTATTGCTTATGTAGTTCAACCTGGAGATACGCTCTGGGATTTGTATGGTTCTAATTGGAGAAAAGTAGCCGAAGAAAACAATATTTACGACCCTACACTTTTACAAGTAGGACAAGTTATAAATGACGGTAAACTAGGGGCAACTATTCCCACATCCCCTGCTTTGGTGGATACTTACTTAGTATCAAATATCTCAAAAACAGACACTTCAATGACCTTGGCTAAAGGAACTGATAGAGATGGGAATACTTTGCTTGGATATATGTGTTTTGTTTTGGATGTAAATACGCCTCAAGTAGAATATGTTTGTGGTTCGGTTTCTAGCACAGCAGTTACCTCTATGATAAGAGCTGTGAGTGTTTCTAACCCAAATGCAACAACTACAAACGCTTTTCCTCATCGCCGTTTAGCTTCTGTTCAAATTGCTGATTATCCTATTCTTCAAATATTAAGTAGAATGGTAGGAGGACAAGATAGCACAGGTTCAGGAACTTTTATTGTTGGAGATGACACGAACTCAATTAAATTACAAAATACAACTACTTCTATAAAATATATTTACGCTTGGGGTAATGCTGGTAATCCTTTCTTACGATACAATGGAACTAATTGGCAGTTCAGTGACGACGGAGTAAATACAGTGAATTTAGTAACTGGTGGTGGAGGATTATCTCCTTCTTCAAGTTTAGGTATTCAAATAGTAGATAGTAAAATAGGCATAAACGCTTCTTCTACAACAGGTGGTGCGTTTGACTCCTCTGGTAAATATTATCAAGCTATTGGTAATGCTCTTGAATACAAAGGAAACGCAATAGCAGTATCAACCTCTACAATAGTTACGCAAATAGCAACCTCTACTCCAACTGCTAGTATGATACCGATTGCTAGTAGTAGTGGATATTTGAATAGTTTTTGGATTTATCCAAATTCTTATTCATTTTTTGGAACTGGCTCTGATGGAGATGTTACAATTTCAGCTTCAACCACCTTAACTTCAGATAAATTTTATAATAATTTAGTAATTTCAGATGGAGTAGTAGTGAATACTAATAATTATCGAATATTTGTTAGAAATAATTTAACTTTCTTAGGAACAGCAAAGCTAGCTTCTAACGGTGGAAATGCTAGTAATGGAGCTACAAATACTGGAGCTACTGGTGGTGCTGGTGGTGCTGGTGGTGCTGGAGTTCCAAAAGGATATTTCGCAACTTCTACCGCTGGTGTCGCTGGTGGTGCTGGTGGTAATGGAGGGGGAACTTTTGGAGATGTGGGTATTGCTGGAAATCAAGGAACTTCCTCAACTGTTTCTATACTAAATACTAATGGTGTCGCTGGTGGTGCTGGAACTGATGCTTGTACTGGTGGAAGATTAGGTGCTGCAGGTTCAGCTGGAGTTGGTTCAAATTTAGGAACATTTTTATATAAATACGACCAAATAACAACTTCTACTTATTCATTAAATGCAACTAATAATTTTACTTTCCCAGTATTTTATAGATTAAGTTCTAGTGCTACTACACATACACTATTTGGTGCTGTAGGAAGTGGAAGTGGTGGTGGCGGTGCAGGTTTTCAAGATGCTGGATGTACTTGCACGGCAACTGGAGCAAGTGGTGGTGGTGGTTCTGGTGGAACAGGTGGAATTATCTATGTTCAAGCAAGAGCAATTAACACAACTTCTTCTTTATTTGCAGAAGCTAAAGGTGGAAATGGTGGAAATGGTGGAGCATCTCCTTGTGCTGGAGCACCAACACTAGGTCTAGGTGGTGGAGGTGGCGGTGGAAATGGTGGTTTGATAGTATTAGTTTATAATACTCTAACAGGAAGTGGAACTGTAACAACTACTGCTGGAGCTGGTGGTTATAGAGGTGACGGAACCAACCAAGCTAGTTCAGGAAATGTTGGAAAATATCTATTTGTTAATTTGGGTCTTTAGTTTATCTCTTTGCCTACTCAAATATGGGGTGGGCAAGTAGAATAAATTATTAACTAATAATATTATGGCAATATACGGCTATAACGAAGCTACTAAATCTTATGGAGCAGTTGAAAACACTCCTGAGAATATAGCTATCACAAACAAACAACTAGCTCTAACTGAGCCTGGTTCAGTAAAAGCAGACCCAACTTCTAATTCGGGTTATTCTTATACTTCTGCTAAACCAGCAACCGCTCCAACTAATCCTACAAACCCTACAACACCAAATGCTGATGGTTATTATCCTCGTTTGCCAGGAGTTTCTGACCAACAACTAACCGATGCTCAAGACGCTCAATATAAAGTAACCGACCCTAACGAAGCTTACAAAACATATTCTTCAGATATGTTAGCTAATCAACAGGCTAGAATAGATGAAATAAACAAATTATATTCTGAAAAATTAACCTCTGAATTAGCTCAACAAGAACCAGCTAACAAAAACGCCCTAGGACGCACCAATGCTCTTTCTTCTTTAATGGGTCTTTCTGGTTCTTCCTCTGCTGATACTAGAACTGCTGTTACCGAACGCTCTAATGCTACAATAAATCAAGGCATAGTAAGCAAAGTAAACGCAGAAAAGATTGATAAACTTAACCAGATTTATGATAAGATTGACACTGGAGCTACTGAAATGTATAAAGCACAACTAGAAACTAACAAAGAAAATCAAAAAGCATTATTAGAAGCTAGTAAAAACAACGCTTTATCTAATCTTCAAGCTATTGCACAAACAGTAGCCGAAACTGGTAAAACTTTTGATGATTGGAAAAACTCTGATAGCGGAGATACTCTTTCTAAAATAATGGCTCAAACTTCTCAAAGCGAATATCAAATTCGTCAAGCTTGGAAAAACGCTTTACCAGAACAATACAAACCAATCACAACTACAACCTACCACGATGACGGTAAAGGTGGAACAATAATGCAACAGGTAGAGTTTGACCCTGTAACCAAGAAAAGCACAGTAAATTCTTATCCTATTGCTGTTCCTGTTTCTACTTTTCAAACTGCCGAAAAACCGATTGAAGGAAAGAACGGCGAATTGTTCGTCAAACAAGCTGATGGAACTTATAAAGATATGAGTCCGAATGCGGATAATCTTAAATATATTGAAGCTACTAAATATCAAAAGTCTGGTTATATAGACCCTAAAACAGGAAAATTTACTGCCTTAGAAAGCGTAGGTGGAACAGGAAATTTAGGAAATGGAAGCGGAAGTGATTTATCAGGTAAAATAGTAGACCCCCAAACTGTCCAAGAAACAGTTTCTAATAGTATTTTATCAGCAACAGGACTTTCTAAATTAGCTTTTGATTATTTAACACAAGGGACTTCTGCTTTAACTAGAATGGGAGAAGCAACTCGTAAACAAGTAATTCAAGAAGCTGAAAACTATGCCAACCAAAATGGCGTAGATGTGGCTACTTTTAAATCACAATATGAAGGATTAAGTAAAACAGTAGGTGCTAATGTATTAAGAAATAACCAAGCTGCTACCGCAGAAGCAGAATTAGATGCTACTCTTAAAAATGTAAAAGAGGCTGTTAATGAAGCTGGTTTTGGAGATGTAAAAATAGCCAACGTAGTTAATAAGTGGGCTAAAGGAGAAATAAACGATGCTGAAGTAGCACGTTATAATTTTCACCTTAACCAATTAGTTGAGGAGTTCGCTATGTATAACGCTGCTATCGCAGGACAAATTGATGCTAATGGAAATATTCGTCAATTAACTGAAAGTGATTTGTCTTCTGCTCGCTCTATTATCCAATCTGGTGCAGCTAAGGGGACAATAGACGGTTTTGAGAGTGCTTTAAAAGCATCTATGGAAAAAATGGGTGTTGTATTAAAAGCTAGTATTGATGCTCAAAATAAACAAGTTTGGAATTTGTTTGGTGTTGGTGAAAAATATGATACAGTCAAGCAACAAAGTAATAATAAAAAACTTGTATCTCAAGTAAACGAAGCTATTGAACAGAAAAAAATGAAAGGAGTAGACGGAAAATTAGCTCCTTGGGATTATAATGGCTTAAAACAAATTTGGATAAATCAAGGAGGTAGTGCCGACAGTTTTGATAAAGAGTATTCTAATTTAAAAAATCCTAATAATCCAAATTACTAATATGGAAAAAAATCCTTTTTTAGAAGTTAATAAAACACAACAATCACTCCCTGTTACTAATAAAAAAACAAGTAACCCTTTTCTAGATATTCAATCTAATAAGCCGTCTTTACCTGCTTTACCAGAGAAAAAAACAAGTATTCTTAGTAAAGTAAAAAATAAAGCTAAAGAAGTAGCTTTAAATACTGTCCAAAATATAAATCCAGCAATAGGTTTAGCTCTAAAAACAGACACAGGACAAAATATTGCTAAAGGAGTAGCTAAATATGGGGCAGAAAGCCTAAAAGCAACAGAAAAACCTTTTCTACAGCCTTTTGCTATGGTATCTAATAAAGATATTCCTGAAACTCCTATATCTCCAGCAGTATCTGCTAACCCAACACCTGGTGAAGCTTTAGGAGAAGGTATTTCTGCTGGTTTGACTGCTTTTGGTATGAAAGGATTACCTACAGCCGTTTCAAAAATAACATCTTCAATAGCCAATAAAGCAAAAGAAAAAGTTTCAAAAGCTATTATTGAAAAAATAATGCCTAAACTTACAAAAACTGAACAATCTTTAGCAGTTCAAGAAGGTAGAGTTACCGCTGGAGCAGAAAGTAAATTATTTGGTAAAAAACCTGATATAGTTGCTCCAACTCCAAAAATTGAAAACGCAAGTAAACTTATTCAAGAAAAAATACCAAATGCTGAAAAACTAAGCAATTATGAGTTACACGGAGCTGTAAAAAATGAAACTACAAATATAGCAAAATCATTAAAACCAGAAATGGAAAAAATAATTGTTCCAAAGGAAAAAACCGATGCAATAAAAAGCACTTGGGAAACTGTTAAAAAAACTCAACAAAAAACAAGTGATTATGATTTATATAATGGTAAAAAAATTCAAAAGAACTTTGAAGCTGTTTTAGATGATTTAAAACTTCCTGTAAAAGACCCTGTTACTAAACAATTCAGACAAAAGAATTTAGATGAAGTTTGGGAAGCCCGTAAAAATTATGATGCCTCAATACCTGAAAGAGTAAAACAAGCAGACATAAACTCACCTTCTGATTTACAATATCAGCGAGAAGTTTGGTTAGAAAATAGAAAGATTTTAAATGATATTATAAATGATACTCAAGAAGGTTTAGGAGAATTATCAAAGAAGTCGTTTAAAAATATGAGTGATTTATATGAAGCTGCCGAAAATATTTTATCAAATGTTAAAATAGATACAAAAGGCACTAAGGGGTTAGTTCAAGAGATATTACCTGGGAAAGTAGCTGATTGGGCTAAAGGAGCAGCTATAACAGGATTAGGTATAGGAGCTTACAATAAATTTAGATAAACAAAATACCGCCTTTATGGGGCGGTCTTTGTTTTAAAATCTATCTCACTACTGTTATTATCCCTAAAATAACTAAAGCTAGTAAAGCACATCCGCAATTCTCAGTTTCTTTAAAAGCAAATAGAAATATAGTAATGATAATAAATAATCCAGCTCCTATAATCATATAATTATAATTTAATCTTCCCACAATAAAGCTAAAAATCTAAAAAATATAACGAATACAAATATTGCTAAAAATTCTATCATATTATTTAATTATTTCTTAATTTTCCAAACTATTTTCATTTTTAACTTCTGATATTCTTCTTTGTGTTTATCGTAATCTTTTTCTGAATACATAAACCAATCAATCATATCTTGAGAAATAATATTACCTCTCATAAAATAAGAATACCACCTTGCCATACTTTCCCACGGTCTACCTTCTAAAAAACATCTATAATATGGGTTAGTTTTTGGAACAAAAGGTCTTTCTTCCCAAAATGTATACGAATTTGGTGCGTTGAAATCGTCATTAAACACCCATTGAAATTTTGCGTGAGATTCTTCGTGATATAATGTTTCAACATTTTCACTATGAGTTTCAACTTCAATTCCCCTTTCTTCACTATAACAACCTAGTGTAGAAGTTCTTGTGCTTAAAAATACTGTATCACAATACATTGACGAAGTAACTGTATAAGGTAATCCATCAAAAGTTGATGTTTGAATTGCTAAACCTGTTAAAATTGTTAGAATTGTGTTCATACTTTCTTTCTTAATATAGCCATTTTATTAGCTACATCTGATTTAAACTTCTCCCAAGCCTTTATTTGTTTATTGGCTAGTTTTAATAAATCTTGATAATCTTTCATTTCTAATTGTTGTTCTTTTGTCATTTTAGATACTTTCATTTTTTATTTAATTAAATCAGGATTTTCATAAATATTTCCGATGACTTCCATCCATTCTCTTATTTCTTGACAATCATACATTGGTGACACCCCTAATTGTCCATAACATTTACCATAAAACGCTTGATAGGAACAAACACAATCTCCACTTTTTGATAGTGGTAATTCTCCAAATTTTACTTCAAAAATATCACCAACATCATCTTTTAATATATCCCCTTCATAAATCTCTTTACCATTTTTATCAAGAAGTCCTGTGAATTGCATTATTTCCATCTCCTCATTTTTTAACCAATCAACAAAACAAGAAGTGCAGTTAATTCTATATACAAAATCTTCATCTATTCCGCTTTTTTCTTCACTAAGTCCATCATAAGTTTCTTGTATATTATAAAACATTTTTTTTACTTTTTTACTATAAGCTCTAAATTTTATTTCTCTATTCATAAATTTATTTTAACTTTGATTTACACTCCCACCTACCCCAACCCTCTCTTTCTACACTAATCTTAAAAATTTATATAATTTCATCAACTTAGTATCCATTACTTTTTTAAGTTTTAGTTCAAAATGTTCCAAATTACATTGTAAATTTTGTATTTGTCTTAATAATACTTGTTTTTCATCTTGTAATAAACTTATTTTTTCAAATAATTCATCAACTCTATATCCTGTATTTCCTAAATCACTATAAAGATAAATAGGGCATCTAATTCTCCAATCTATTTCTTTATCATCACATAACCAACCTGATGGTTTTGTTTGTCTAGCTATAAATGTTTGAAATTTATCATTTCTAAATAAAAGTTCTACCCCTTCTTGTTTTATTTCAAATTTATTTGGTGTTGTTTTTTCCATACTATTTAATTTATTTTAATTATATTTTTTAAAACTTTACCATCTTTAATTGCTTCTTTATAACTTATATCTTTCCAAATATCTACTGTATATCTTCCTCGTTCTTTATCAAGTCGGAGATTATATCTATCACGACAAGTATAAAATTTATTGTCTATTATCAAGACTGTGCCTAGCTTCCAACTACGAGGACAAGCAACACTTCCTTCTCTGGTATAACTTCCATCAGCCATTATTCCTTTATCAATATAAGTAGTTACAAATACAGTTTCAGATGATGTTACTGTAAAGTTTGGAAACTCTTTTGGTGTCTGATAACTCATAAAGATAATAAGAGAGATGATGGAGGAGGTCATATTAGTTTTTTTCTTTATCCAAAGCTATAAATTCATCACCCCTACCTTTAGCATAGACTTTCTGTATTTGTGCTTCTACGAAATTATAATCATTTATACAAATTTTAGCTTCACAATTTTGAAAGAAATGGTTACAAATTTTATTTGATACACTTTCTTCTTCTAAAAATTCTTTTTTCATACTTCAAAATATTTATTAACATTTGAATTAAAATCTTCTACTGCTTTAGCATATCCTTTATCAAAATCATCACTTTCTATTTCTGGAAAAGTTTTGTCTTTTAATTTTACTTCTTCCATTGCTTTTTTAAGTTCTTCGGTGATGAATTGTTTAATATCGTCGCTTAATGGGTCGTCGTTTATACAGCGAAAATCATTATTGTAAGTATCGTATATTTTGAATTTTTTTTCATCAAACCTTTCTAAAGTTTCTTTTATAGACATATTTATTATTATTTATTTCTCTCTCCTTTCTGAGAGGAAGTGATAAGACAACACCATACTTTTGTGTTTTTTGTAATAAGTGTTATTGGTAAAATAAGTCTTAATGGTTTCATAGGGGTTATTTTTTTAATACAAGCCAATAAGAATGATACTTTCTGGCGTGTCTTTGAATTAAATTACTATTCCAAACTCTGCCACCCTTAAATGCCATAATAAATAAATCTTCTACATTGAATCCTTGTTCTAAAGCCCATTTCCAAACATAACAATGAGTTAATGTTGTTTTACTGTCAGTATAGTCTTGGCATTTAAAAGCTACTATGCCACCCTTTGGTAAAATATTATAAAATGATTGTAATGCTGATTTATACATTTCCTCTAATTGTTGCCAATTATCAAACATTGTAAATCTTTTCGTCATTATGTTTTCATCTGTTTTGCCGTGCTTTCCAAACATAAATGGTGGGTCAAAAACTATACTTTTTATTGGTGTTTCAAATTGCTCTAACCATAAATCTTTAACATCACATTGTTTAACATCATCACTACTTGGTGTTTTATCATACTTATATTTTGGTCTTTCTAAATCCTCATAGAACTTACCAGTAGAATAACACGGGTCTAAATCAAAATTTCTATTATCAAGATACATTTCTTTAATTGATTGTAAAATATCTTTATCTGAATTTTGAATTGATTTAATTACATTAGTTTTCATATTACTTTTTTAGTTTGTTAAGTATATTTTTGATTTCTGAAAATGTCATTTCTATTTTAGGTATCTTTGATATTTTACTCTCCACCTCCATAATAGTTTCTTCTCTTGCTAGTTTAATTTCTTCTTCAACAAATTTAACTAATTCTCGTTTTTCATCTCCACTAAGATAACACATTTTACTTCTAGGATTTGTTAAGAATTTTTCATCTAATTTATCTAAAGTTTCTTTTAGCATATAATTTATTAAATTAAAATCTTTCCATCTTTTATTCTTCCTTTACTTTCAAGTAATTTAATTGCTTTAGTAATTTCATCATCTTCATCTTCCCAAGCTATAACAAAGGCAGTTTGAGGAAAAAGCCAATAATCACTTTTATCTTTGTTCCAAATATAATAATTTAAACCACCTATTTCTTTTATTTCACAAATTTGTCCTACCATTTCTTCTTTTCCTTCATTCCATTCCAAATTAAGTTTTTCGCATTCTTCCTCTGCATTTGGTAAAATTAAAACTTTAGTGCCTACTGGAATTATGTAGTGTGTTGGATAATAACTTTCAACATATTTCCAAGTTTCAAGATATTTTTTTAACTCTTCTTGAGTATAACCATAATACTCTTCTATATTATTTTTACATTCTTCAATAGCTACGTACCAACCACTAGACCTCCAATTACCATATTCATCTTTACTTCCTCCTATTGCTTTATAATTATTATCGTTCTGAAAGATAACTATTTCTCCTGAATTAAGTTTTAGATTTAGTAATTCTAGTTTTGTCATATTTATTTACAAATAAGTGTTTGATTATTATGTATTTTAATAATCGCATCGTGAGTTAAAACTAACATCCCTATCATTACATATCCACAAAATACTAATCCTATAAGCAAAGTAAAACCTGCTATATAACTTCTTTTTTCTTCGTTCTTTGGATGAATTGTGTTTATTAAGTGATACATATTTATTTAAAATTATAGTTCATTAAACACTCGGAGTGTGCAAGTGCGACAGAGGTTATTTTTGATAATTACTGTCCACTATGAATAACCTACATTTATGATACCAAATTGGTAGCTAACCAATCCTCTCTCATCCACCGCCCATACGTTTTGGGTTTAGTTATCAGTTATTCCCTGTAGTATTCATCTGCTGTTAATTCAGCATATCGTCAAGGAAAATTCCTTAGTAGACACTCCGAATATTTAATGAACTATATTGTATTTATTCTCCTTTCTCTTTACGATAATCTAATTGAGCTTCTATTTCTCCTTTTAGATTTTCATCATTAGTTGAGTTAAGTTCGTTTAAAAGTTCTTCTTCTGATGCTTCTTCTAACCAAATATTATTGTCCATATTTTTCACTTAATTGACTTAAAAAACTTTTAGCTTCTGTTCTCATTTCTTCGTGAATAGCTTTTTGTTTATCATTATCTTCTGGTGGTGCAAACTTAGCAAATCTATTCTGTAAATTGACTAGGGGACTTTCTACTTCTTGTGCTTCTTCATTGTCAAAATCTCCTAATTTTCTTCTAAGTGATAAAGGCATATTCTTTTTACCACCCCATATAATACTTTCCATTTTTAATGCTGGGTTCATATAGTAAAGTTATTTAATAAAGTATAAAGGCTAAGTCCGTGCTATCCTGTATGCCACCTCCTATACTTGTTTAATCGTGGTAATGAGGAGTAGTTCAGGCTTAATCTCTTTATATTCTAAGTATAACACTATACCGCATATCTGTCAATAGCTAGCAATAACTAAATTAGTAAATTTTCGTTATTTTCGCTTATTTTAGCCAAATTAGTCGGTGGATAACTTTCTATTTTCCCAAGATTTTTTAATAATTTCAGCGTGTTTTTTTCTTTTAGCTTTAGTCCATAATAACTCTGCTCTTTCTTTAGCAAGTTCTCTCATTTGTGGTGTCCAAAAAGATTTCATTATTTCAGAATGAGTTTTATGTGCTTCTGGTTTGTTCCAACGGAGTTTAGCCATTTCATCGGCTGTTATTTTTTTATTCATATTTTAGTTCTTCAAGTTTTTTAGTCCAATAAATATAATCTAATTTAACATACTCCAAAGACCTTTTTTTAAGTTCAGCGTATCTTTCAGGGTAATGTTCCATAACCCACTCAGTGCTTTCTCTTGGACTGTTGTGAAAGTTAAAACCTGTTGATGATTTCATCCATACTCCGCCTTGATGATGCGTTGCACAAAGAGTTATAAGATTATCTTGGTCAGCACTCATTGATTTATACATACCTTCGTGAAAGATATGATGAGAGTGGACTTGGCGTTGCGGTTTACCTACTCCACAATAACAACATTTATATCCATCTCGTTTCTTAGAAATTTCTTTAGCTAACGCAACACACTTTTTACGTAGTTTTTCAGTTTTTTGTTGGTCTGTTAGTTTCTTTTTCATATTATTCAAACATTGTTTCTAAAAAATCAGGACTGTTAAAATCTGAATTTTTAATTAGGAGTCCTGGGCTACTAACCATTTTAGGACTTCCGTCTTTATTTATAATATAATACATTTTACCTTTAATAAATTTTACTTTTTGTTCTTTTACTGGTGTTTTTGGATAAATCCAACATTCTTCTTCTTGATATTCTGGTTTATACCTTTTTTGGTATCTTGAACAAGGATAATATCTAATCCTATAATCGGTTTTTCCGATTTTCTCAAAATATTTAATCAATTTTTCTTTTAAGGTCATATTTCTAATTCTAATTTAATATTTTCAATAAGTATACTCATACGCTCCGAGTAAAACTTTTCAGGGTCTAATCCTTTCTTTTCAGCAAGTTGTTGGACTAAGTAGTGGTAAAGTTTTGACTGACTTCCTTTCTTAGTAGCTTTCATTTCTTTTCCGTTTGACTTCAAGATAATCTCTGATAACTCCGAGATACGCAAAGTGGCTATCTCATCTTCCTTGCCGTCATCGGTAGGCACTCGGTTTATTCCCCTAACATCAACCTCCTTGATTTCTAAATCATAAGTAAAGCCATTTCTAAGCGGTCTTGGAATGTTGGCTACTCCAGTGAGTTTGATTTTATATTCTCCGATATCCATACAATATGCTTTATTTGTTTAAATTCTACCCTGTGTGAGGTTTTTATGTCCCTAAGCTACACTTTACACCAAACGACTATTTTTTATCACACAGGGGCGTATAATGCTAAAAAGGAATTGCGTCAAGTTCTTCTTTTGTAGGTAAATCATCTATTTTATCGCTAAGTTTAGCTAATTCTTGTTGTTCTTCAGGTGCAAATAGTGGTTTGTTAGGATTTTCAATTTTATTAAAAGTAATTGTAGCGTAAATTTCTGTAACAATTTTTTTAATTTCAGCGATTTCTTGAGCAATGTTAATTTCTTTAACATCTCTAAACTTTAAACGCATTTTTCCTTGATATTCTTCTTGATAGATGTCCAACTCAACTTCTTGACCATCAGCCCAACCTTTAGTGGTGTTATTTCCAAAACCATTTATCCAAACTTCTTGCTTGTTTTTATCAAGAGTTTTAATTGAGCATTTAGTATACGGTTTCCCAGATTTAGAAACTTCGTCTTTATTCAATATTTTTAAAATTTTTATTTTAGACATAAAATTATATTAGTTATCAAAAGGTAATTCTTCGTCTGATGTTGTTGGTAAAGCAATAACTTTTCTAGCTCCGTATTTTACTTTTTCTTCTGGGGTTAGTTTTTGTTTTGGTTCGTATTTTGTATAACCTGTATTTTTTGGGCTTGATACACTTCCATCATCATCTTCCGCTTGCAGGAATAACATTGACTGTAAAGAATATCTGCGAAGATAAGTTATAGCACTACCCATTTTTTGAGGTTCTAAATTATCAGGTAAAGCTATTGAGCTTTCTATATTCTCGCCACTTTCAATATCTGTGATAATTGTTTTTAAAATATTCTTTTCTCCTGTAAACACTACTGGCTGATAAATCATCAATCCTTGTTTTGCTAAAAGTGGCTTTAATACTTCAATTAGTTTGTTAATGTCAAAGTATTGTGAATTGAAGAAAGGATTTTTTTCGTCTTTGGTTATTGGCTTGACTTCTTGTTGTAAGTCAAATATTTTTTTTGATATTTTTTGCATATTTTATTTAATTACTACATAAAGATAATCGTTGTTTTCTGTAAATCCAGCTTTGAATTTCCAGCCCTCGTTTCTTAAGAAAAGAATATAAGCTGATAAACGAGTGATAAATCTTTTAAGACACCAGTTGCGTGAGATTTTACCCGACCTTTTAAGTTCTGCTTTGATAATGTCCATTTGAGTTTGCTTCATAAATTAAATTATTAAATTACTCTTTTAGTATAACACATATCCGCTTATTTGTCAATACCTTTTCTGTGGATAGTTTTTACTTCTAAATCAATATCTTTTCCAGCTCGTTTTAAATCAAGATAAAGGTCAATTAAATCTCTAACTTCTTCTAAGTGTTCTTCTGAAATAAAATCTGATGTCTTTCCAGCTTGTTTTATTCTTGCGTGTCCTAAACTTTTATCTGCTGTTAAAATTATGTTTGTGCTTGTTAATTTCATATTAGTAATTAGGCATTATAGTTCCGCCGAAAGCGGAGGCAGTTTCACTTAACTCGTGATTAGTTTCGTAAAATCCGCCGTTAATAAAATAAAGTTTTCTAAATATCTTCTCATCCCAATCCCTATCTTTATAAACAGCAAAGTGTGATAAGTTTTTTTCAAGGTCTGGGTGTTCTTCTCTGTTTGGTCTTCCCATTTCACAAATTATGTCCGCATCATCACAAAGTTTATTACTTCCACGAAGTGCTGAAATTCCACGAAGTATTTTCTTCTTGTCATCTCTTTGCGGTTTGTTAGCGTGATGAATAAGAATAATACAAACAGGATATTTACGGGTTATAAAAAGAAGTTTTGACGACATATCATTATTGCTTTCTACTTCTCCTTGTCCATTATTTTTTAACTTGTTAAAATTGTCTATAAATAATAAGTCTGGTTTTTTTGTTTTAACTATTTCTTCAACATCTTCTGGTGAATAATCTTTTTTAGCTTTCTCATCATCAACTCCGATATAATCTATGTTTGTAAGTTCGTTAGCATACTTTTCAAAGATAGTATTTTCAAATTTTCCATTCTTATAATCTTGTTTTGTAATACCCTCTCGTTTAAAAGCGTATTGTCTAATAAGTTTTTCTCTACTCATTTCAAGAGAAAGAAAACAAACCTTATGCCCTATTTCAGCATTACGCCTTGCCATATACATAGCGTAGGTAGTTTTTCCTGATGTAAATTGACCAAATAAAATTGTGTAAGTTCCAGTTTCAAGTAAAGGGTAGTCTTCGTCTAAGTGAGCATCTCCCCAAGTAAAAAACTTTCTTTTTTCCATTGATTTTAGTTTTACTCTTTGAGCAAGTTCTAAAGGAGTTTCATTTGTATTCAGTATTTCCGATAAAGTTTTTGGTGTTTTAAGTAATTGTCGTTTTCCAATGCTTTCAAAAACCATTCTTAGTTCATCTTCTGGTAGTGGTGGTTTATTGTTTGAGTTCCAGCTTTTTCCAACTTGCCAAGCGTATTCCCACTCTTCTTGTTTAAAAACTGTTAAAAGTTTTCCGAATACTTTTGAAGCGGTTTCATTTCTAGTTCCTTCATTAGCTCCTTTTGTTAAAATTTCTTTCCAGTCGTTATTCTTAACAACATTTTCTTTTTTAAATAGGTCTATCGGGAAAGCGACAAGCTCTTCTTCTTTATAGACCCATTCGTATTTGTTGCCAGACTGATGAATACTTGGAGGAGCGACAACTTGTCCTCCGTCATTTCTAATATCAACTCCTTGATAAATTCCAGCTGTTTGTTGAGCTTCTTCACAATAAGCGTAATAATAGTGCCAACCACCGCCTCCTGTTCTAACTGACCAAGTTAGCGGTAAATGAAGTTCTTTTAAAGTTTCAAGACCGCCTGATTTTACATCAATATCAACAACAGTTACCCCAGAAATTTTACCTGTTACTATTCCAATATTCTTTTTACCATCAGAAAACCACTGTTCTATTTCTTGCTCGGTAGCATATCTTGATTGGTATTCTTTCCAATCAATACAAGGAATTTTTCCGTTTAGTGGTATTACAGAAAATCCTGCTTTGAGATATTTACGAGCGACATCTACTAAGTTCATATTATTATGTTTTTAAGCTCTTCACTATTTAAAATTTGAGTGATGTTGTCAAATTGTTTATCTATACTGCCGTCTTCTAACATTTCCATGCAAGATATTAAGTCTGATAAATTTACTTTGCCTATTTTTAAGTTTCCTTTAAACTTAATAGTTTCTTGTATGCGCTGTTTTAATGTTAGCTCTTTTGGTTTATTCCAAGTTTGTCGTTCCCAAGTGCGTATCGTAGCCTGCCAATCTTTCATCTTGTTTTTTCCAACCATCCAACCATTTGCTATATGCCTATCTAAAAACTGTTTAGGGTCTATACTGTTTTTTCTTTCCTGACAATATTTGGCAATGTCCTCTAAAGAAGGAATTTTAAATTTAGTCCCTATCTTTTGTATATTGTCTTTTGTATTGTCTTTTGTGTGTAAAGGTACCTTTACTAGTTTAGGTATCAACTCTTTACTAGTTGATACTCTATGTTTAACTAGTTTAGCAACCTTTACTAGTTTCCAAGTAGGATGATATTTGTTAAATTTCCATAAATTACTACATTTTTTACTATCTCCTTGTTTAACTAGTAAAACTATATTTACTAGTTGTAAGTTTTTAAGGGCTTTAACAATACTAGGTTTACTTCTATTAAGGTTCGAACAAAACTGAGTTAAACTAATTTCGTCTTCTGTTTTATTAAAACCATAAGTTTTTCGTATAATAAACATAGCAACTTCAAATTCACAACCTTTAAAAGGTATTCTAAAAAGATTGTCTATAATAGAATTTAAAATTCTAGTATAATTTCCATTTTCTATTTGGAATTGTGTTTTGTCCATATTTTTTCAAAGCATTTAAAACAAATAGTAAAATCTGATTTTTTCCAATAATAAAACCAAGACTCAACTTCTTTTTCACAATTATTACAAATGTGAAAATTTTTATATTTTCCTTGTAAAAAGTATTTTTTTAAAAGTTTCATAAATATTAAATAAAATAAAAAGTAGCAAGTTCTAAACCCCGCCTAAACGCTCACAAACAAATGTTGGTGCGTTCAATCGTATCACCGATTGAGGGTTAGAACTCACTACTCTTGATTTTATTTGTTTGTGATTTTTAGGCATAAATTTTTATATTACCTTTTCAGTATAGCACAATGTTTTAGAAAAGTCAAGCCCCATAAAAACAAGATATTTTAGACTTATCCACATACTTGACAAGACGAAAATAATCTGGTATAATAAAATTTAGAAGTAGAATATATCAAAGGAATTAAGCTCATCACTACACCTAGCAGTAGCGTGGTGAGTGGTAGATAGAATTTATGCGGTAGTTCGGCAAAAGCTCAATTATTAGCACGAATTATCTCTACCACCCACTAATTCATATCTCAATGCTTGTAGATATGTTGAGCAAGGAGAACAATTTAACTTTTATTTAAGTGTAACGCACCTTTCTTTTGGGTGCTTTTTTTGTATGAAAGATTTTATAAAATGTAAAAAATGTGGAATGACAGTAAGTAAACATACCACTAAACACGGAATTATA